ACTTGAGGTTCATCATGATTAATCGGAGGTAGCATATGAAATATCCATATATTGTTATTAAAAACGGGAAATGGTATGAGGCAGGTGAAGAAGTCCCGGACACTGTTTCGGGAGAGAAATCTTCCGGAGGGTACACCAAGACAGAGATTAACAGAATGAGCACTGCTGATTTACAGGCACTTGCCGCTGAACATGGGATCGAGGGTGCAGAAGAAATCAGTGGAGCGGAACTGAAACGCATTTTGATCGAGCAGTTCGGATTGTAGGTGGGGAAGAATGGACGAATATACAACATTAGAGCAGGTCAAAATCAGACTGAAACAATTTCATATTGAAACCGTTACGGATGAAGATGGTGTTACTTCTGATGTTGTCGTGTTCGACCAGAAAGAAGATAATCCTTACATCGAACAGCTTATCAAGCAGGCAAGAAATGAAGTGGTAAGCAAGCGGAATTACCCGGAAAGCTACACGGATGAAAAAATATCCGAAGACTTGAAACAGTTTGAGGATGTAATCGTCAATTTAGCCTTGTACGACCATTCACAGGCAGGAGAAGCCTATATGGCAAGTTATTCAGAAAACGGCGTAAGCCGTAGCTGGAAAGACAGGGAAAGCTTGTTTGTTGGAGTATTTCCGTTTGTAAAAGCATTATAACCGTATGGGATTCCATCTGGTTAGAAGATTGTGCGTTACGTTTTGCCGACGTCGGCAAAACGTAGCAGGCGGCACACATTGAGCGGTGGTGGGCGGTGTGCCATAAAAATGAAAGGCGGTATATGATTTGACGATTGAAATATCAACAGCAATCATTATAAGCGTGCTGTCGCTTGGTTTTTCCGTCTTTATGGGCTTGAAGAGCAACAAAAGGACAGACAACACGGATCTTGAAGAACGCGTGAGGGAGAACACACGCATTAACATGAAGTTGGATGCCATTTCAAACAACACGACCGAGATCAAAAATGAAGTTTCAGAGATGCGAAAAGAAATCAATTCTCATGACAACAGGATCATAAAGGTGGAGGAAAGTGTGAAATCGGCTCATCACAGAATTGACGGAATAGAAACCCGTCTTAATGATGAAAAGGAGGTTTAATCATGGATATTATACAGTCGGTAATTGCTAACATGACAATTATTCTGGCGATTATTGGTACGCTGGCATTTGTTGTGTCTGTGGTAACACAGGTAATCAAAGGTGTAGGCGTATTTTCTAAGGTTCCGACGGACATCTTGGTATTTGTTCTTTCCATCGGTATCACGGTCGCTGCGTTTGTGGCATACATGCAGTACATCCAGACATCAATTTTATGGTATATGATTTTGGCAGCTATTATTGCAGGATTTATTGTTGCGTTTGTCGCGATGTATGGCTGGGAAAAGCTTTCTGAACTGTGGACGCGGTTCGGCAAGGATGTGAAGTGAAATGCTTGAAATTAACAAGCAAAAAATGAATTATTCGCTACAGAGCGGAAAGGTGCCGGTATATGTGACTGATGATGATGGTAACATCGAATATTCCTCATACACGGATTCAGATGGAAATGTAATTTATTACCTCGATAAAGATGGAAACAAAATACCGAAAACAACCGGAGAGTATACCACAGGTTACGAGAAGCCTGTGGTTTTTTATTCTTCAATCAGCAATAAGTTGAGTGAAGCACTTATAAAAGAGTTTGGCGTTGACAATTCCACAAACTTTGTTCAAATTGTCGAGGACAAAGGGAAACTTCCATTGAACGTCGGTTCTTTGGTATGGAAACGGTCAGATGTAAGGTACAAAGATGAAGAGAATACAATCGTTGACGAAAATTCGGCTGATTACATCGTAAAAGGTGTTGCAGACGAGGGATTGACGGTTGATTTGTTCTTATTGCAAAAAAATGTGAAGTAGGTGCGGCATGGGAAAGAAAGTAATCACAATGAGCCTGTCTGAAAAGTCTATTCAGAAAGCCATACGAGAGCTTAGAGCCTATCAAAACAGCTTGACATATAAATGTCAGCTATTGGCAGAAAAACTCGCGGAAAAGGGCGTAGAGATTGCCAGAGTGCAAATTGCTGACCTTGACGCAATATTCACATCGGAACTGATTTCAAGTGTTCACGTGGAATACGAAGGAAGCACTAAGGGCGGCGGGATATGGGCGGTAATAGCCGGTACAGACCATGCCGCATTTGTTGAGTTTGGAACCGGAATTGTGGGACAGCAAAGTCCTTATCATGGGAAACTGCCGGAGGGTGTTTCGTGGCAGTACGCAAGTGGAAAAACTATACATCAGATTTCAGATGGAAGATATGGATGGTTTTATCAGGACGACAATGGCGATTGGTGGTTTACAGAGGGAATGCCAAGCCGACCATTTATGTATCTGACCGCAAATGAGTTGCGTCAGATTGTTACACAGACAGCGAAGGAGGTGTTTGGATAATGGCAGGCAACCAGTGGGTATTTGACCTTGAAACAAACATTTTTTCCAATGTTGTAACGATAGCAAAACCAAAACTCCAGAAGAAATACAAAAGCATGAATTTTGACACTGCATTTACAACGGTTGAAAAGAACCTAGATAAAGACCCTGTTTTCCCGACTATTTACATCCATGAGATGCCGGGGCTTGAACGTGGGGCAGATTTAGAGGGCACATCCGTAAATGCGGTGCAGGAAACAATACAGGTTGACGTCATTACAAACACAAAGCAGAGCGATGCAAAAGGGATTATGGCTATTTTAGCTGATGCCTTTAAACAGATGCGATTTCAAATTACAGCAATGCCGGAGTTTAAAAATGACAGTGAAAAAAAATTTAGAAGCGTTGCAAGGTTCCGGCGGATAATCGGAGCCAACGACAGATTGATGTAAAAGAGCCGAAAGGCTCTATTTTTTATGCACCGGGTGCAAAAAGATGCGCCCGATAACCGCATTATTTGGCGGTAGAAAGAGAGGTAAAAATGGCAGAAGCAGGATTGTCTACGTTAGGAATTACGTTTGGCTATGGCACAGAAGCGACAGCCGGAACAAAGCCTACATCGTTTAAACAGCTTACAAGAATTAACGCAATCGGCGGTATTAACATTGAGCCGGAACAGATTGACGCATCTGCATTAGAAGATGCTATTACCAGATATGTAAAGGGTCGCGCAGATACCGGTGGCTCTTTCCCTATCACGGTAAACCTTACGGATGCCACAAAGGAAGAGTGGGAAGCACTTATCACGGCGTATAAGGCGCTTTCCGGCGGGAAAAGAATGTGGTTTGAAACTATTATCCCGGGATTTACCGACGCGTTTTTTGTTGTGGCTCAGCCGCCAGAGCAGATTCCACAGCCGGAGATTGGTCAGAACGAACTTTTGACGGTTGAAATGAATCTTACCATTGAAGAATACAAGGGCATGGACACCGCTGTAGCTTTTACACCGGGGGAATAACACGTCAGTCGAATAGTTCGGTTGGATCGGCTGACGATAACCAGACAACCGAGCCAGAGCTTGAAGAAACAATTTAAAAGAACAGGGCGGTCTTCGGACTGCCCTTTCCCTATATGAGAGGGAGAAAGGGAAAGAAAATGACAAAATTAAAATTTGGCGAGAAAGAATTACAGATCAAGTTTGGATATGAAGCAACCGTGAAAAGCGGAATTATCAAGAAAGTAGCAAAATTAGACCAGATGGAAGATATTGAAGCGGTTGACGAAATCCTTTTATTTCTTCCAGAGTTAATCCTTGTAGGCGCGCAGAAGTTTCACAAAGAGGAACTTGGATACAATCCGGACAATGAGGGAGAAAAGGAACAGCAGCTTGGAAAAGTATATGCCATGCTGGATGATTACTTTGACGGAGAAGATGCAGATGTTCAGGTACTTTACAATGCACTTTTAGCGGAGCTGCTTGAAAACGGTTTTTTATCAAAACTGCTCAAAGCAGATCAGAAAGAAGCGGAGAAGAAAACTCCGAGGAAAAAGTAGAAGAACAGAGAGAACTTACATGGGAAACGTATTGCGCGGAAATCCGCCCATTCTGGCTTTTAGTCACTAAAGGGTATGGATTTACCGTGCATGATATAGACGCGTCCTGCCCGGCTGATTTACAGCCTTATGCGGATGCTTACAACTTAGATAAAAAGCAAAGAGACAATGAGATGTGGATGTGGTTTGGAACATATGGATTGTCTGCGGTATCGGTGGCAGTAGAACATTGCCTTGCCGGTCGGAAAGCAAAATCAAAGTATATTGAAAAACCAATCAATGAACAGCAAGGAAAATATGATTCGGAAATGACGGAAGAAGAAATTAAGAAACAGAGAGAGCTATTTGTGGCAAAGCTCAAAATTATGCAGTCAAACTATGAGTTGAGCCATCCAAAACCAGAAAAGAACTTGGAGGTATAAATATGTCAATTAGAATTGGATCTGCAAGACATGATGAAAATGGGAAATTGACCGGTGGGAGACCGGGAGATCAGACCGGAACAGAAGTAAGTATGCAAAACTTTTATGTTCATAAAAAAGGATGGTATGTGTTAAGGCCAAAAACAAAAGATATGGCGGATAAACTGGCAGAATCAATGATTACAGCGTGCAATAATGATAATATTGGCTACTGTCAGGGACACCGGCTTGGAATTGTCAAATATGGTATTAATTCAAAAGTAAAAACAGAAGCAGATTGCGGCACAACGGTACGTGCATGCATTATTCATGCAACTGGAAAAGATGTTGGAAATTTCACCACATCAAATGAAAAATCTGTACTTCTTTCTAGTGGCATGTTTGATGACATTGGAGGTTATGCGGCAGGAATGGTTCTTTACAACGGAGATGTTATTGTCACAAAAACAAAAGGTCATACAGCGATTGTGACAAGCGGAAACCCTAGAAAAAATGTAAAAGATCATTTAAACCCATACCCGGAACCTGCAAGGATTTTAAAGAAAAAATCCCCTTGCATGAGAGGGGATGATGTGAGATGGCTTCAGACGGAGCTTATTTATCACGGATGCCTGGATGAAAAAGATAAAAAGGGAAACAGTAATGTGGACGGTATTCTTGGAAATGATACGGCGACCGGTATTGGAACATTCCAGAAAAAAGTCGGAATTACAGTAGATAAGAAATGCGGACCGGTTACAAGAGAAAAATTAAAAGAGTAGATCAAGGACGGTAAGGTGTCACAGCCTACCGTCTTTTTATTTTGCATAGAAAGTTGGTGCATATATGGCAGACATTGATGAATTACAAATAAAAATCAAAGCTGACTCTGCAAAAGCAAGTAATTCCATAGAAAGCCTTGTAAACAGCATGAATAGGCTCCGGGAAAGCATATCGTTTGACACTGCAAAACTTTCAAATATTGCAAGCGGAATCAGAAGCATTTCCGATGCGGCTACCGGATTCAAAGGTGGTAAATCTTCGGAAATCACATCAATGGTGCGGGCACTCAATAAATTTTCTGGTGTTGATGCAAATTCTATCCACGGAATATCTTCTGCTGTGAGAGATCTTGCATCTGGAATAGCAAGTGTTAAGGCTGTTGATACAAGCGGACTCACAAGCATGGTGTCGGCACTGTCAAAAATTGGTGGCAAGGCATCTACACAGGCGACAAAGAATCTGCCGGCTTTATCTGCGCAGTTACAAAACTTTGTACGCCAGATGAACAAGATAGGTGCATTGAATTTTGATATGACCAATATGAGCAACCTTGTAACAGCCATATCAAGGCTTGGAAGCGTTGCAAGCGGACGTGCAGTAACAAATATACCTTTGCTTGCTGACAACCTTAAATATCTGTTTGAGACACTCTCAAAAGCACCAAATGTAAGCGCAAATATTTTACAAATGACACAGGCACTTGGAAATCTTTCAAACAGATCTGGCGGTGCGATTACTGGATTAAATAACAGCATCAGTAATCTTTCCGGTTCTTTCCTTGGATTTAAGACATCCACAGGAAAAGCATTGATCGGACTCAAGTCATTCACAAGACAGATTTTATCCTCTATGGGGATTTATCTTGGTCTGTACGGAGCGATCAGAGGAATAAAAAATGCAATCGACATATCATCGGCATTAACAGAGGTTCAGAACGTTGTTGATGTTACTTTTGGTGACATGTCAAAAAAAGTCAATGACTTTGCACAGGACTCTATACGTCAGTTCGGTATGTCAGAACTGACATTGAAACAGACGGCAAGCCGATTCCAGGCAATGGGAACAGCCATGGGAATTGACAGCAGTTTGATAAAGAAAGCTAATGAGTTTTTGAATAAGCAGACAGATGGCTATATTGGTTTGTCTGATTCCATGGCTGATGTGTCTTTGAATTTAACAAAATTAACTGCTGATATGGCATCTCTGTATAACATAGATCAGGATGTTGTGTCGCAGGATTTAGCTGCAATATTTACCGGACAGACACGTCCATTAAGAGATTACGGTCTTGATCTTACACAGGCAACCCTTAAAGAGTGGGCGATGAAACAGGGATTAGATTCTGATATCGAGTCTATGTCACAGGCTGAAAAGACAATGCTCCGGTATCAGTACGTCCTTGCCAATACGCAGACAGCACAGGGAGACTTTGCGCGTACTGCTGATTCGTGGGCGAACCAGATCAGAATTTTAAAACAGTCGTTCGAACAGCTTGGCAGTGTTATTGGTGGGGCATTAATCAATGCTTTCAAACCATTCGTAAAAGCACTCAATTCCGTTTTACTGGTTGTTATCAGCTTTGTTACAAAGGTTACAAACGCTTTAGGCGCAATCTTCGGATGGAAATATGAGGATTCCGGTGCAGGTCTTGCGGATAGTTTTTCAGATGCGGCAGAAAGCGCAGATGATGTTGCGGACAGTACCGGACAGGCGGCAAAGAACATTGACAAGATGAATAAGGGTGTCCGTCAGTTTGATGAATTGAAACTGATTACCACAAATGATGGTTCTGGCAAAAAAGGTTCGGGCGGTTCCGGCGGCGGTGGCGCATCAGGCGGTGCCAGTGGCGGTAAACTCGTCAAGACTGATACCATTTTCAAAAATTACGAAAGTGATATTAAAAATCTGAAACAACTTGGAAAATACATCAGTGATGCCTTATCAAAAGCTATGGAGTCTATCAACTGGGATAAGATTTATTCCAAGGCAAGAAATTTCGGCAAAGGCTTGGCAGATTTCCTTAATGGTCTTATCAATCCGAGACTGTTTGGAAATGTAGGAAAAACGATTGCCGGGGCACTGAATACGGCGATTTATGCCACACTTTCCTTTGGCCAGACATTTGACTGGTCAAACCTTGGAAAATCACTGGCAGAGGGAATAAATAAATTCTTCCAGACATTTGATTTTAAGGCACTTGCAGAAGATATAAATGTTTGGGTACAGGGAGTTTACAAGACGATTAAGACCATGATAGAAAATATCAAGTGGTCTGATGTTTGGAAAGGCGTAAAAGATTTTCTTTCAAACATTGATATTGAGACAGTTGAAATTCTTCTTGGAGCATTTGCTCTGAAACTTGCAGGCAAACTGTTAACAGGGAAACTTCTCAAGGAGACTATTGGAAAATTAATAGGAGCGAAATTCACAGCCGCTTTTGGTTCAACGGCGGTAAAATCATTGCTCTCTTATGCAATTCCTATTTCACTTGCTGTAGTAGTGGCAACGTTATCTTTTACGGTTGGAAAAGATAGCATAAAAAAAGATGCTAATAATTTAGAAAAAGCGTATGAAAAAGGCGGTTTTCTGCAATATCTTCAGGAAAGTTTTAAACAACTTCTTAATCCGTTTGAATGGATTAATGCATATGGCGGTGGAGTTTTGAGCCATGATACTGTGATGGACAAATTAGGCATTGGAAATGGAATGAATGTTGATGAATTTGTCAAAAATCTGCCTAAAAAGGAAGATTACAAATCATTAGATGATTTCCAAAAAGCATTAAATGAGTTCAATGATAATATGCCTAATAAATTAAATGTACCTGACAGCTTTGATCTAAAGGCGTGGATAGATGAATGGAAGAATATAAACGGATTAGATGATGTAGATTTACGAGCAGATGTCGTCCTTCCAAATTTACAGGAGAAGATTTCCGAGTTCAAAGACAATGTCAAAGAATGGTGGGGATTGAATGTAGAACTACCCGTTCGCAATAAATTAACAACAACTTTAGAGGATGTTTCTTCATGGTGGGAAGATGTAAAAGAATATTGGGGAGAAAAAAAGCTTTCAATACAGACAGAAATAGGAGAAATAAAAGGTAAAATAGAAGAAAAGTGGAATGAAGCTTTAACTTACATTCAGGAGAACATTTTCCCGTGGTTCACAAAGAAAAAGTGGATGGAAGTAGGGAATGGAATAAAAGAGGGATTGTCTGCTAAATTGGATGAGTTTTCCGATTGGTGGCAGAATACCGGAATATATAATTGGTGGGAAAATCATGTGAAGCCATGGTTTACAAAAAAAAGATGGGATGAGCAGGGAGACGGAATGAAAAAAGGTCTTTCTGAAAAATGGGGCGAATTTAGTAACTGGTGGAGTACATCTGGAATTGGTTCTTGGTGGACAAATCATGTAGAACCGTATTTTACAAAAGATAATTGGACATTCAGTGGCATTTCTGACGGATTGAAGCAGGCATTTGATAATGCTGTTGCAGGAATTAAGCAGGTATGGAATAATTTTGCAACGTGGCTTAATTCAAAACTGTCTTTTTCATGGGATTCTGTAAATATTGGTGGAAAAGAAATAATTCAAGCTGGCAATATTAACCTCGGGAAAATACCAACATTTGCAACCGGAGGCTTCCCGGAAGATGGTTTATTTTTTGCAAATCACGGAGAAATGGTCGGGCAGTTTAGCAATGGAAATACAGCGGTTGCGAATAACAGCCAAATCGTAGAAGGAATTAAAGCAGGAGTAAAAAGCGCAGTATCAGAAGCATTGACACCATATCTGTCACAAATCGCACAGAATACAAGTGAAAACAGCGGAATTAAAGTTGAATTAGACGGCAAGGTAATATATGACAGTACAGTTAAGCAATGGAAGAGTGAAGCAAGAAGAACACAGAGAAATCCAGTTCCAATATTTTAGTGACAAATACCGCCGCTTGTGGTAGAATCATTTTATTACAAGTGGTGGGAGGTAAACAATATGGAATATAGAGAGATTGATTTTCTTTGCGGTTGGACTATTGAACGAGCTGTAAAGGAATTGCACGAAAGAGCAAAGGATGGTAATAAATATTGTGGTGAATTCAATGGAAATAAACTAACATCTGATATGTCTTTAGATGATGCTTATATGCTTTGTATAGGTAAAACTTTTGACGAATTTAATAAAGAGCAAGAAGAAAGTCGTCAAAGATTAATTCGTGAAGAGGAAGAACATAAAAGAAAAATCCCTGAATTATCAAAGTATTGGATAGAAGAAGGTCATAAGGTTTTATCTAAAGATAAATGGAATATGTGGGATAAGTGTGTTCCTATTCGACTTAATGATCTATACAGAGGAATGGAACTTGGTCAATGCTTAGATATTATCAAAACTGTTAAAGAAAAATCTATTCAAGATGGAATTGAAATTATGAAAAATCAGGGACATTCTGGTATGTCATGGGGATTAATGAAGTCTATGATTAGAGAATTTTGTGATTGTGGCAATGAGTTCTTAGAACAGTTAGGAGACCAGCTATGAATGAAAAAAGTGAAACAAAATTATGCAAATACTGTCAGACGGAGATTCCAGCTAAAGCAAAAATTTGCCCTAATTGCAAAAAAAAGCAGGGTGGGGCAACAAAGTGGTTTGTTGCGGTGGTTATAGTTATAATCCTGTTGATTGCCACATTTGGCGGAAACGGAGAAAACAACGATGCAGTTGCTGATTCTACCGAGCAAAATAAAAAAGTTTCTTCTATTAGTACGGTAGATAACAAGGAAGCGACAAGAGAAGAAGTTTCTGATTCTGATTTTTTGGTAAAAGAGTATCTGTACGAAAACACAATAGGAGACACATTAGATTTTTTGATTGTAACAAATAATTCAAACACGAATGTCGCAATTTCTGGGAACGCTATAGCCAAAGATTCAAGTGGGAATTCAATAGGAGCCGCCGACATGAGCATTGATGTATTGGGAGTAGGGGAAACATCTATTGGCGTTTTCTATTTTGATAGTGTGTCCGGAATTGACAAGGTGGATTACACATTAGATTATGACGAAAACCCATATTATAAACCGGTTGTAAATGATTTATCCGTTGAACAGACATTTAATGATGAAAACGTGACTGTATCCGTGACCAATAACAGCACAAATCCGGCGCTTTTTGTAAGCGCGTATGCAATATTTTTTGACAGTAGTAATAATGTGGTAAATTATAACAGCACATATATTACAGATTCAGACAATGAGATTAAACCTGGGAAAACTATTTCGGGGCAGCTTGATTGTTATGGAAAATACGATTATGCAGAGGTATATTTTACTGGAAGAGCAGATAAATAGAATAATAAACTAAAGGAGAAGAATGTATGTACGACAAAGAAAAAGGGATTTATCCATCTTGAGGATATCTTGTTGGTAGAGATTTACCATTGGGCGGTTATGTTTTTACTGCAAAAAACGGTCAAAAAGGTTGCGTTACTCTTTACAAAAGCTATAAAGATTTTAAAGAAGAGGAAATGGAATTAACCTATGAATACTTTGAAGAAGATTATCATTTATCGCTAATGGAAGATGGTAATTACTTATTGGTGGAAAATGCGACAATACAGAAAATATAAGAGGAAGCGCAGAGATGCGCTTCTTTTTTGATTTATTTAGCACCTATCATACACGGTAGGTGCTATTTTTGTACCCATTTTTAGGAGAATAGCCATGAAAAAATATAAACCAATAGACTGGGGTAAGTGCTCGGAAAACCGGACACCAATAGGAAATCCGAATAATTGCCTTGTGGCGGATATTCTGCCGGACGGAAAAACTGAAATCTTATTTTTAAGTGATAATAACGGTGCTCATATTTGCAAAACTGAAAAGAAAACTTGATTGGAGGTGTTCGGCATGGCGTACAGCGGATGGTTGTTAAAGATTGGAAATTATACAGTTCCAATGTCTTTTATGAAACCGGAGACATATAGCCCATATGTGAATATGCAGGACTTGGATGATTACTACGATGCTAACGGTTATCTACATAGAAATTCCGTGGAATTAAAGGCGTTAAAAGTTGAGTTTGAAACACCGGCTATGCTTACGGATAAAGCGTTTAGTGCGGTTATGAATAAAATTCGACAGCAGTTCACGAATCAGACCGGAAGAGCCTGCTATATCACGGCGTACATCCCGGAATATGACGATTATGTGACACAGTACGGTTATATGGCAGATTTTCAGCCTACGATATACGGAACATATGATGGAATAATTCGTTACAATTCAGTTCGGCTTGCTTTCATAGGGGGTGTGTACGGTGGTTAATTATAAATATGGCGACTTGTTCAAAAAAGATACGGTCGATAAGCAGTTATCCATCGTATCTGATGATGGAAAAATCAATATCACAAATACAGAGCTACACCAAGAAAAATTCGAATTGACCGAAAGTTTGTGTTCAGAACAGGAATTGACGTTTGGTTCGTGTGAAGCTGCCATGATTAAATTTACGGTGTCAAATACATTTTTGCCAATGAAGGGCAGATGGATGACAGTAAGGATGTCTCTTGGTGGACATACAGATGTTCCATTTCAGTTCGGGAGATATAAGGTTGATTCTGATACGCCTACGGCAGACAGGACGTGCCGTGATGTTGTCGCATATGATGCTCTTTATGACATTTTAAATGCAGATGTGGCAGCATGGTATAACACTGTCTTTCCATCCCATAAAGAGCAGCAGAAAGATAAAGATGGAAAAACTACGACTGTTACAGTTTATGATCCGGTCACAATGAAGCAATTCCGGGATAGTTTTTTTAAGCACTTCGGGATTGAGCAGGCTGATATTATACTGGTTAATGACGGCATGTCTATTGAAAAAACAGTTGCAGTCACGGCATCCAGCGAGACAAGTTCTGATACAGAGGAATCGAGCACCATAGGCGAATCTATGAGCGGCAAGGAAGTGTTGTCCTGTATTTGTGAGATCAATGGCTGTATGGGGCACATGGGGCGCGACGGGAAGTTTCATTATATTTACCTGGAACAGGAAATACAGGGATTATATCCGAGAAATGACCTTTATCCGGCAGATGATCTGTTTCCGCGCAATCCAAAGAGTACGCAGATAGGAAAAGGATTCTATGTTACTGCCACATATGAAGATTATCTTGTCAAAACCATTGATAAGCTACAGATCAGGGAGCAGGAGAATGATATTGGCGTGATCGTAGGCACCGGAGACAATACCTATGTGATCGAGGATAATTTTCTTGTCTATGGAAAAGGCACAAAAGAACTGAAAGGCATTGCAAAAAATATTCTTTCCAAGATTAGAGGGATTGTTTACCGACCGTTTACAGCGGACTGCAAAGGAAATCCGTGTCTTGAGGTCGGGGATGCAGTGCGGTTGCCGACCAGATATGAACTGATCGAGTCCTATATTCTGAAAAGAACCCTGAAAGGTATACAGGCTTTGCGTGATGATTTGGAAGCGGATGGGGAAGAGTACCGGACAAACGGGGCGAACGGAATACAGAAAAGTATTTTAAAGCTCAAAGGCAAGAGCAATGTGTTGGAGCGAACCATTGAAAAGACACAGAGCACGATAACTGATGTTGAGAAGGGATTGCAGTCACAGATCACGCAGACCGCAACCGAAATTCGCACAGAAGTTAAAAATACAACGGATGGTTTATCATCGAGAATCACGCAAAATGCGAGCAGTATTACAGCAGAAGTTAAAAGGGCACAGGGACAGGAAGTTGAACTTGCAGCAGCTATTAAAATTAATGAGGACAAGATTACAGCGGAAGTTACGAGAGCAAGCAAAGCAGAGGGCGATTTGTCAGGAAAGATAGAGGTAACTGCAACTAAGATACGGTCAGAAGTCAGTGCTTCGTTGAAGGCATGGAATATTGATGGCTATGATATTAATTATTATGGTTTTGGAAAACCCCAAGATACTTACCCTGCATCATCCAAATATAATGGACGCAGTTTTTTAGATCAGGATAGTGGAAAATTGTATGGCTGCGATCCGGATGGCGGAATTAACAGCGGTAAATATAAATGGACATTGATAACCACGCTTAAGCAGCTTTCATCCAATATGTCCAGTGCGATTACGCAGACATCAAAGGGGATCGAAAGCAAAGTTACAAGAGATAGTGTTGTTTCAGAAATCAACCAGTCAGCCGAGGGCATCAAAATTAAAGCAAAACTGCTTGAATTAAAAGGTTCTATGGAAATGACCGGGGGATATATGCATATTCAAGCGGAAGAGTCTGTAGAAAACCTTATTGAATTTAAACGCAGTGGAACACTTGTACAGATGGGAACGGATGGATTTCGAACAGTGGAAGGGACGCTTGAAAGTCCTGTTCATAAATGTACGGTTCAATATAATAATGTTTCATTGCATAAAGGCGCAAACGATAATGACCACATGATGATCTATTTAGACGGAGATACCGGAGTAGGTGGATTCAGAGGTGGAGTAATTAATGGATCTGACAAAAGAATAAAAAACACAATTTTAGATTTAAGCAAAAAGCAATCATCTGAGTTTATTTATTCTTTAAGAGCAAAATCGTATCGTTATAATTTCGAAAAAGATGGGTTCCATCATGGATTTATTGCACAGGATGTTTTGAAAAAAGCGGAAAAAGGGTGGAATATTTGTCCAAAAACGTTTTCAGACAGCAATGGGAAAAAGTATTACGGACTGAAATATACGGAACTTATTGCAGATCTGGTAGCCACAGTGCAGTTACAGCATGAAGAGATAGAAAATCTGAAAGAAAAGGTGGAAAGTTTATGATTAACGCAGAAATCCGAGAGTTTGAGAATGACATTATTAATTATGTAAATGCCTGTGAAAGTATTCCGGTTGAGGTTAAATATCTGGTGTTTAAAGATATTTTGCATCAGATCGAATCAGAAGCAAATAGAAATGTGATTGCCGAACGGGAACAGATGGAGAAAGACATGGAAAAGGAGGGCAAGGAACATGAATAAAGCACACGTACCTATCAACTGGGAGAATTACCCAAGCGATGAGACTCCGTTGAACGAACGAAACCTCAACAAAATGGATAGTGCTATCGGCATTATTGACGACAATGTAGTTACCCTGGATGCGACAAAAGCAACCAAGACAGAGGTAGCAACTCTTGTTGCAGACGTGACCTTTGAGGAATCGACCGGAATCATTACGATCACAAAAAAGAACGGTTCTAAGATTACGATTGATACACAGATGGAGAAAATCGCAATCAACTTCGATTATAACCCGACTACACAGCAGATTATCCTGACTCTGATTGATGGCACGAAACAGTACATAGACCTGTCGGCACTGATTACACAGTATGAGTTCCTTGATTCTGATACGGTAGCTTTTTATATTGATAAGGATGGAAAAGTGTCTGCCATCGTCAAAGAGGGTAGCATCGAGGAAAAACACTTGGAGCCAAACTATCTTGCGAAAATCAAAGTGGAAGTGGCAAAGGCAGAGTCAAGCCAGCAGGCAGCGGCAAAGTCCGAAGCCAACGCCAAAGCAAGTGAGAATGCTGCAAAAGCCAGTGAAACAGCGGCAAAAACATCCGAAACCAATGCCAAAGCGTCAGAGACAGCGGCAGCGAAGTCAGCTACGGCGGCAGAGGCATCCGAAAGCAACGCAAAAGTCAGTGAGACATCCGCCAGTGAATCATCCGCCACAGCCACGGAGAAAGCATCATCCGCCAGTCAGTCAGCTGATACAGCAGCCGAAAAAGCAGATATTGCAACTCAAAAGGCTGCGGAGATCATCGGTAAGGCGGAATCTGCAGAAGAAAGTGCAACCAAGGCACAGAGTTATGCTGTTGGTGGTACAGGAAGCAGAGAGGGCGAGGATTCTGACAATGCCAAGTATTACTATCAGCAGGCAAAAGATGTATCAGAAGGACTTAAAGGTGGATTGCAGCCACACGGAACAGTTGCATTTGCAGATCTTCCGGCACTTGCGGATGTTAGCACAGGGTGGATGTTCAATATTTCAGACGAATTTACAACCACGGATGATTTTAAAGAGGGAGCCGGGAATGTAATTCCGGCAGGTGCCAATATTTATAAAACATCAGATGAAAAGTGGGACGTGCTGGCCGGAACTCCAGTTACCGGAATCAAAGGTGTAAATGAAGATTCTTTCCGTCGTGGAAATGTAGTGCTTACGGCAAAAGATGTTGGCGCAGTGTCAACCGGGGGAGATACAGCAGAGAATACAGCAACTTTTACGAGTAGTGATGTGGCAGACGGATCAGCGTCAGCGTGGACGACTGTATCAAAATTATCAAGCGGCGAAAAACACTCTTCAATTTTTGCAAAGGTGTCACAGATGTTCAAGAATGTGCGGTATCTCTATAAAATGCTTGGAACGACAGACATTTCTAAGATTGGGAATGGTACTTGTACCGGGGCGATATCATCGTTAAACAGCGGTTTAGCAAATAAGTATTTTATTAAAATAATGAAAAGCGACTGGTCTGGAATTATGGGTTCGCTTATGCCAATGTTTAATATTAATAATGATAATATGATAGATCTCATTGCACACAACGAGCAGAATGATACTTATCCTGGCGTACGAGTTGCCCGTGCTAGTGCAGATTATGATGGTAATAACATTCCAGACACATATTTAAAAAAGTCAGATGCCAAAAATAATGTATCTGCCTTATCCAATACTGCAACAAATTATAATGACCAAACTCCTGTCGTGCAGTATTTCACTGTCCCGGATGATGGGTATTATCTTATTACAGGTCTTGTCACTTTCAGTTCAAACGCAAATGGGTTTCGTGAAGTTTTTATAACAAATACAACATCTAACTATGTCATGGGACGAGTCAGAGTTCCTGCGGTATCCGGCGGTGCATCAACTTTACAGGTAACGAGTGGTGGCACTTTCGGACCGGGACAGACTGGTACACTCAGTACTTATCAGAACTCAGGTTCAAATCTTAATGTGCAGGAATGGTTAAATATGGTAAAGATCGCACCTAAGCTGTAAAAAAACTGCATTAAAAATTAAATATAATAAAATCAAGAGCCTAAGAGCCGATTACATGACCATGTGTTGTGTAGCCGGCTCTTTTGCATAAAGCCTACGGGCAGAAAGGAAAATTATTCACTTAAAATTCATCACAGATAACTGGCAGATGCATAATTTTCAACCAGTAATTAATTTTTTAACAAAATTTAAACTAATCAATCGACATTCTGTGACAATAAGAAATTTACCTGTCGAAACTTGCGACCGAAATGGTTTGAATAATGGTGGAAAAATTTGTAAAATAAAATTGTCCGATAAGGGCACTTCAAGTTCTGGCTGAGGGGCGGGATAAGGCGTTTTCTTGTCCCTCAACTACAAACGAGTTTGTAATTTGTAGCAATTTGTCAAATGGGGTTGACGATATCGAACATAAGTTCTATAATTTGTGTATCGCTATCGAAAGTGCGGAATGATTGGAGGAAATCAATATGGGGGAAAAAGAGTGCAATGAGGCAACAGCGTTTTACAAGGAAAAAATAACTGAAATGGTCGCGAATTGCGACAATGAAAAATGGTTAAGAATTATATATGTATTTGTTAAAAATTTATTAGAATAGAAAGAAAGCCAAGGGTTTGCGCATTGCCCTTGGCTTTTTCTTATTTGTTTTCTGAAATAGAATCAATAAAATCTTCTAGGTATTTCCAACCGGTATCATCAAGTTTTGATAATGCAGTTACAAGTCTTCTTTTAAAATCACTATTTTCTTTCTTTAGCACATCTGAAAGCAATCTTGTAATTTGTCCATCTTTAGTTTCCGGAACAAACATTTCACCGTTTCCCGTTAGGAACCATTCTTCATTTACGCTTTTACCATTCCAATTTTGTAAGCAAACAATTTTTGAAATTTTGTCGGTAACAGGTCTATCCCCTTTTTCTATTTGAGATAAATAAGTTTGCGCAACTTCAATTCTTTCTCCAAAATCTTTTTGGTTCATTCCTAATGATATTCTTAAAGATTTTAAGCGTTCGTTTACTGTACTCAAGTCTTCACCCCCTTTCTGCAATAATATTATCACAAAAATATCACAAAAGCAATAATTTGTTATTGACTTTATATTTCTATTCTGTTATTATAATATTGTAAAAGAAATGGAAAAGAGGTGAGACGGTGAAAAAAATGACATTTCGGCAAAAGCGTGACTTACTCGATAAGTTTGAGCCATTCATTGTCGGTGGAATCCAACTCGTAAGCGCATTGGCTGGTGCCGCTGTCGGAATAGCTATCTGCTACTTTTTCTAAATGATATGTAGCAGTTGCTGTAATCAAAGCCACAATAAAAGGAATGAGGATATTTCTCAAAAATTCCAAGAAAAGATATTCTTTGTAGAATCTGCCTTTGGATGTAACTATGAAGCTAAAACTCGATCTATCCATAGATGTGTTTACTTTCGTTACATATCCTCTATCCTGTAAATCCAAAAACGCTTGGTATGCATCTTCTCCATCAAATTTACCTATATCGGAAAGTTTGATTGAAAAATTCGTTTTAGATATTTTCTTTAATATTATTCTTTCGATTTTTAGAAGCATGTTAATTCCTCCGTTTTTGAAAATATTATATCACAGAAAGGGATGATACAGTGAGCGAACAGGAAAAAAAGGTTGTTGAAAAACTCAAAGAAGCCATTCCTAAAATGACGGATTTTCAGAAAGGATATGTGCTTGGGATGGTTGAGGGTTCTGCAAAAAAGCAGGAAAGCGAAGAAGACAATCAGAAAGGAGAAATGCAGTGAGAATTTTAAAAGAAATGCTCAATACGTTAAAGAGTATTGACGGTACACTAAAACGCATTGAGCAGTCCGTTTCAGAGGAGAAACAGCATGAAGTGATAAAAGAAGCTGTTTCTCATGCAATGGTTGGAGAAAGGTACGAACCTACTCCGAAAGATTTTTGACAGCAAAATCGTATGCCGCTTTTAAATACAGAACTTCTTCGGATGACATTTCTGTATTTCCGCAAAGTGGAGCTTCGCGTTTGTCAATTTCATATTCTGAAAGTTTTGAACTGGCATATGTGACAGCTAAGTCATGAATTGTCTTTTCAATCATTGTAGCACCTCCCTTATTTGATGATAAGGGAATTATAACACGGAAAGGAGTTGGAGGAAACGGAAGAGTTAAAACAAGCAAAAATGCAGACACCCATTGAGATTGCACTTGGTGTCGATGAAAACGGAATGACTACAGCAAGCAAGCTATATTCTTTCTTGGAGCTGAACCCAAGCAATTATTCAAAGTGGTGCAAGACAAACATTACTGAAAACGAGTTCGCAGAAGAAAACATTGATTTTACTCGGTTCGTACTTGAGTACGAGTCGGGAGTTGGAACTAAAAAGAGAGAAGATTTTAAATTGACTTCCAAGTTTGCTAGAAAGCTATCCATGACCCAGAAAAACCATAAAGGTGAACTTGCAAGAGATTATTTTGCAACGCTTGAGGATAAGGCAAAAGAAATGGCAATCAACCGTTCACAGCTTTCGCCACAAATGCAAATGTTTTATGCCATTGCTGATGGACAGGCAAAAATGGAACTGGAACAGAAACGGCAGGCGGAACAACTGAACCATGTGGAACGGAGAGTTGAGAGCATCCGAGAAGTGGTTGCACTTGATACAACATCATGGCGTGATGATACTGGAAATATTTTAAGAAAAATCAGCATGGAGCTTGGCGGCGGACAGGCATATAGCCAAGTAAGAGCCGAAAGCTACGAACTGTTGTCAAAGCGGATGGGTGTAAATCTGAAACAGAGACTTACGAATAAGCGCAGGAGAATGGCTGATGAAGGTATCTGTAAATCGACCAGAGACAAATTATCCTATGTGGATATTATCGCAGAGGACAAGAAGCTGATCGAGGGATATACAGCTATTGTAAAGGAAATGGCAATCAGATACGGAGTTGGAAAGGATTAACAGGAGGTATTCATGGATAGACAGATGAACATTGCATTAAGAAAGACATTAGATCAGATCGGCGTAAAACATAGCCTTAAGGGTTACGGTTACATAATCAGTGCGGTTGAGAAATGTCTTGAAAACAGAAGTAAACTTATCAACGTTATTAAAGGACTCTATACTGAAATCGCAGAAGAAAACGGCGATACAGTCCGGAGAGTAGAAAGATCAATCCGGCGCGCGATAGAAGTTACTTGGACAAATGGCAATACAAATGCGATCAACAAAATTTTTGGCTATACGGTTTCAGTGGAAAAAGGAAAGCCGACAAATTCAGAGTTTATCGCATTAATAACAGATTTTGTTTCCTTGTATGGTGATGAGATTGCCAATGGTTCCTATAAATGGTAGGAGTGAGGTGCCTATGAAGAAGTTTGCAAAGGTAATTGAAATGATCGGCACCGTTGTTTTTCTGTTTTGCATCTGCATTGATGCAACGGAGTATCCGGTCACTGCTATACCTGTATTGATTGGATTACTTCTTATTTATATAGGAACAAAAATAGATGGGGAGTGGCAGGAGTATACAGAAGAGATTGTAGATTACGATTACAGAAGTGAGTCTGATGACGATGACGGTATTACCTATATCACATTTGACACTGATTACAGCAAAGAAAAGGAGAAATTCAAATATGAGAGCAGAAAACAATAAAGTGGAACTTACAGGAACGATTATCACAGAGCCGGAATTTAACCATGAGGTGTTTGGAGAGGGATTTTATAATATGCACCTCAAAGTGGATAGATTAAGTGGGACGGCTGATATTATCCCATTAATTATTTCAGAGAGATTAATCAATCTGAATGATAAATACACGGGCACTGCCGTTAATGTTTCCGGTGTGTATAGTTCTTATAACAAACATGAGGAAAAGAGAAATCGTCTGTTATTATATGTATTCGTCTGTGAAATTGAAAAAGCGAATCCGGGAGAGCATACAGATTTGAACAAAATCCAGCTTGACGGATATGTATGCAAAGAACCGATTTACAGGAAAACTCCGCTTGGAAGAGAAATTGCAGATTTATTAATCGCAGTCAATCGTTCCTACGGAAAATCAGATTATATCCCATGTGTTGTTTGGGGTAGAAATGCAAGATTTGTTGGTCAGTTGGAAGTAGGAACTCATATTGAGATCAATGGACGCATTCAGAGCCGCGGATATATTAAGAAATATGAAGATGGAACAGAAGAGCAGAGAACAGCATATGAGGTGTCTGTAAGCAAAATTAATGTATTAGAGGATGAAAATTAAGATGGCAGAAAATACCGTTACAATTTCCGTTGAGGAATATGCAGATCTGGTTGCATGCAGGACGAAAGTTCATACAGCATGTGCCATTATTGCAAATGAACACCAAAGAGACATTGAGCTGATGGGGAAAAAAGGAACAACTATTAATTCAAAAATTATAGAGTCAGCTCTTGGATATGTTGACGATGAAGCATGCTTTGAAGAGGCACTTAAAAAATATAAAGAGTGGAAGGAGAAGGAAAATGAAACTGAAAATTAGATCATTACATATGGAGAATTTCAAGGGAATTAAGAGCCTTGATGTGAATTTCTCTAATAAGACAAGTATTAAAGGACAGAACGCCGCAGGAAAGACAACAATCTTCGATGCGTTTACATGGCTGCTTTTCAATAAAAACAGTGCCGGAGAGGAAAAGTTTAATGTTCGACCATTAGATAAGGACGGAAACCGCATTGATAATGTAGAAATTAAGGTTGTGGGAGTTATTGACGTTGATGGGAAAGAAGTGGAACTTTCAAAGGTTCAGAAGCAGAATTGGGTTAAGAAGCGTGGAACCGACACCGTTACTTTGCAAGGCAATGTCAATTCATTTGAGATTGACGGATATCCGAAGAGTGAAGCTGATTTCAAAGCCTATGTTTCAAATCTGGCACAGAGCGAGGATATGTTCAAGATGCTGGCCAATCCGAAGTATTTCTCTTCCATGAAATGGAAAGAGCAGCGGGATATTCTGATGCGCCTTGTAACGGATGTATCGGATGTTGAACTGGCGCAGACAGATGCTAAGTATGCCCAATTACTCGGCGAGTTGGAGAAAGCACCGTCCACGGATGATATTCGTGCAAAATTTCAGAAAGCTCTTACAGAGTGGAAAAAGAAACAGTCAGAGATTCCGGTACGTATTGATGAAGCCGAGAAATCCAAGGTTGATGTTGACGTGGCAGAGCAGGAACTTGCAAAGGTAGATCTGGTAAGAAGAATCGCTGAATGTGACAAGAAAATGGAGAATGCCGGTAGCACGTTAGGCGATTTGAGAAGCAAGGAAATGCAGTTGCAATTTGATATGTCCGGCATTATGCAGGTCATGAATGACGAACTTTCCGCAAAACGTAGAGGTCTTGACAGTGCCAAGGATGATGCAACACGAGAGTTCAATGACTTACATAATCAGATTCAGTCTGCGGAAAATCAGATCAAGGCAAATGAGAAGACAATTTCCGATACAGATGCAGAGCGGAAAAATCTTGGTGTTGAATACAATGCAGAATTTTCCAAGGCATTTGATGAAATGCCATATCTCTTTGACGAATCCAAGTGGAAATTTGATGAATCTACAACGGTTTGTTCCTTATGTGGTCAGAAGTTGCCGCAGGATAAGATTGAGTCTCTTAAGGCTGATTTTGAGCAGAAAAAGGCAGATGCCAAGGCACGTGCCACCAAGCAGTTAGAGGATGCACGCAAAGCATTTGATGATGCAAAGGGCGCAAAACTTAAAGGTCTGATTGACAAGGGCAACGCTTGCAAGGCTGATATTGAGCGATTGACAAAGGAAAACGCCAAGTTGCAGGAAGACATTGTGGCACTCAAAGAGCAGGAATCCAAGGCACTTGCAAAGCAGAATGATTATGCAAAGCAGTTATCCGAGATCCCGGCAGAAGCTGATTATTCGCAGAATGAAGAGTATGTGAAGCTGAAAACAGAGCATGACAAGATTCTTGCTGATATTGCAAAGGTTGAATCCGAGGGCGCAGACAAGGTTGTTACTGATTTAAAAGCCGAGAAAGCCGATCTGCAGAGTCAGCTTGAAGAGGTGAACAAGGTTATTGCGCAGGCGGCTAACAATGTGGCGATTGATGATCGTATCGAAACGCTTCGTGACGAGCAGAAAGAAATCGGGCAGAAAGTTGCCGATCAGGAACAGATGCTTTATCTCTTGGAAGAGTTCATTCGTTTCAAGCTGGATAAGGTTTCAGAATCTATTAACAGCCATTTCAAGACCGTAAATTTCAAACTCTTTGAAATGCAGTTAAATGGCGGTATGAAAGATTGTTGTGAGTGTACTGTGAATGGCGTTCCGTATTCGGCTTTAAACAGTGGTCATAGAATCGTAGCCGGACTTGATATTATCCGTTCTCTTAGCGAGTTATACGGTGTAAGCGTACCGATTTTCGTAGATAACGCAGAATCACTGAATGAGTTCAATGTGCCGGATATGGATGCACAGTTAATTCTTTTGAGCGTAACAGAGGACAAGCAGCTGAAAGTTGAGGGTGTGTAAATGAAAGAAGAATTATTGAAAATAGCATCGGAAAGTTTATCTTCGGATGAAGTAAGTGAAATTGTCAAAGAAAAATTTATGAATGCATTGGGAGGAGCAATCGAAGATGCTTTTCGCTGGGGAGATGCAAAGCATGCCATTGAGGAAAAGGTAAAAGAAGTCATGGTTCCATACATTGAGAGTTATGATTTTTCAGAGTACCTTCCTAAACTTGATTCTGTTTTAACAGAGATTGTTAATTCGGATTTCTGTATTGGAAATAAAAAGATTTTGGAGAATTTTAAAGACCTTATGATGGAGCCGGAGCAGAAAGAAATCAAACTTACGGATTTGTTCAAGGCATGGATTAAACAATGTGAAAGGGATATTGACACAGAAGATTTAGACATTGATTACGATGATGGCGTTTCTTATCAATCCGTGGAATGTGAAATGCGGTTTGAGCTGGAAGATAAGCCATCATGGAGCAGTGTGCAAAGAGCAGTTATCACATTTGAAAATGAGCATGATGAAAAACTGAATGTTGAAATTCCTGTGTCAAAGTGGATATGGGATAACGGAAAAGAAGAACCATATACACTTTCTTCCTATAAGGATTTGACGATTTCGTCACTTAGAAACTTGAGTGAATTTGAGGTGCTACTCTTGAGATTATCCAGAGCTAAAACGGCTATCGTTATTGATAAGGAATATGATGACAGTTATATTCGACCGGAAAAAAGAACCGGAAGCGGATTTTCATTAAGAAAGCTAGGATGTAGAATGTCTAGAGTTGGAATAAGCAACAACATCACACAGCCGGATGCAAGGTGCATGTCGTGCAAGCGTTGGAAGAGTGCAAGCAAGAAAGGATTCTTTGATTTTGCGGAATCCGGACATTGTTCTCTTCCGTATTGTGAGGAAGACGCAAGAAATAAAGGAAAGAGAGGTTGCAGATAAATGCAGTATATCAAAGCAAAATTTCCTAACAGCACAAGAAGCTACGTGTATCGCACCGAGGATTTCGTGAAAGCTGGTGACACGGTTGTAAATTCTAAGGGTGCAAAGCTGACTGTTACAGATGAATCAGTGAATATGAAGTGGGTGGAAACCTACGGTGCTGATAAGGTGGCAGTTGTAAGGAAGTATGAGAATCCACAGAAGGTAGATGTAAATTCTTTGGATGAAGAAACAATATGCAATTATTGCATATATAAATCTGATTGTCCTAAGGGTGTTAGATGCTATGGCGGAGAACCTGTCTTTCCTTATTGTGCAGAGCATGAGCCGGAAGATTAGTTTGACGAAGAAACGTATTTGAAAGATTTAGAAGAAAGCGAGGAAAAATAATTATGGCAGAAACAAAGAAACAGGAAGTAGCAGTAGCAGAAGAAAAGACAGAGGTTGCAACACACAATAACAAGGTTACCGATTACAGCCTTGGAATTTTCGGAACATCCGACAATTTCATCATGGCTATGCAGATGGCAAAGGCACTGGCAAGTTCAACAATCGTTCCGCAGACATTCCAGAAGAACGATGCAAACTGTCTGATTGCTATTGAGCAGGCGCAGAGACTGCGAGTAAGCCCACTGATGGTTATGCAGAATCTGTATGTGATTCAGGGTAGACCGTCTTGGAGTTCAAAGTTTCTGATTGCGGCAATCAATAATTCCGGTAAATTCGACATGGAATTACAGTTTGAGGAAACTAGAGATAAAGATGGCAAGCCTTATTCGTGCCTTGCTTGGACTACGAAAAATGGTCGTAGAGTTGAGGGAATGACCGTGGACATGGAAATGGCTAAAGCCGAGGGATGGCTTAGTAAGAACGGTAGTAAGTGGAAAACCATGCCACAGTTAATGCTTCGTTACAGAGCCGCATCTTTCTTCTCCAGTCTGAATTGCCCGGAGTTGACAATGGGATTATATACGAAAGAGGAAATGCAGGACAACGATTTCAAGGAATATCCGATGGAAGATTTGCAGGAACAGGTCAAGCGTGATATTTCCGAAAATGCCAATTCAGAGCCATTTGTTGTAGCTGAATCCGAAGCTATTGAGACCGGGAGCGAAGTAGTTGAACCAGAGCCGGAGAAAGTAGCCGGAGAAGTCGTTGAGAATGACGAGAACGTACCGGACTTTATGAAAGATTAGGAGGTTGCCATGAGAGTTATATCACAGGACGGCACATTGGATTTTCCGTACGAAAATAGCATTGTTTTTATTGATACAAGGGCGAAAGAAGCAACATTTGTCCGGATGCAGGCAATCGGAGACAATGAGACTTCAATAACAGCTAAATATTCCACGAAAGAAAAGGCAAAGAAAGCCATGGAAATGCTTAGAGAAGAATATCAAAAATATGCAAGCCAGAATTACATGAAAGTATTTCAGTTCCCGGCAGAGGAAGAATTGGAGTAGCCTATGGAAGTTATATCAGTCTTAGAATCCGTGCAGAAAGGCATGAAAGATAACATTTACAATTTCTGCAAAGATGGAAAATGTAGCCAATGCGGTAACTGCTGTTCCAACCTTTTGCCAATGAGCAGAAAGGAAGTAGATGCAATTCACAGATATATCCGTAAGAACCATATCAAAGAGTGTAGGCACCTGCTTCCTACTGTGAATCGACCATATGATATGACATGTCCTTTTCTTGATACGGACAAGAGTTGCGAGAAATGCAGAATCTATCCGGTTCGACCAGAAATTTGCAAGCAATTTATCTGTGACAATGAGCAGAGGGCAAAGCATAATCGGGCATTGTTGGGACAGACAAGACAGATTATTGATGTGAGGAGTGAGTTTTATCACAGAAATGGAAAATAGGCAGAAAGAAAAAATTACAAAAAGCCGAGAACGCGTCAAAAAGTTTGGAGAAGTTTATACGCCGGGCTGGATGGTACAAAAGATGTGCAATATGTTGGAAGATGAAAATGGTGGTGCAGAGTGTTGGAGAGGAACAGTGTTGGAGCCTGCGTGTGGTACTGGAAATTTCCTTGTGGAAATCTTGAAACGGAAACTGTCAATAGGAATGACTGAAACGGAAGCTGCAGAGACATTATTCGGCATTGATATTCTGGCAGACAACATAGAAGAGAGCATACAGAGACTTACGGATCTTGCACCGACAGCAGAAAGTATATTCAGAAAGAACATTGTTCAGGGCAACTTTTTAAAACCGGAAGGAATATGGTTTTTGGAGGATGCCGAATGAGAGAAAAAGCGGAAGACCCTTATGTATCTCTTGGTATATGCTCCAGATGTCACAAAGGCATATTGGGAACGCAGTACAAAATGTGCGCTGAGTGCCGGGAGAAGAAAGCGAAGGTAGAGGCTAAGAGACTTGCAAGGGAAACACCGGAACAGGCAGAAGCACGGAAAGAAAGAGTCCGTACCAGATATTACATGAATAAGTCCAGTGGAATATGCGTGAAGTGTGGAAAACGTAATGCAGTATGCGGAACTGTTTTATGCAACAGGTGTTTGGCAAAGAGGCGTTCGTGCGAGAAGTCCACAAGCCAAAGGGAGTACCGGGAGGATAAAGGATTGTGCATAATCTGTGGTAGACCGGCGGTATCTGGAAGAAAGCATTGTGAGGAACATTTAAAGATGCTACGGAAAACAGTTGCAAATGCGGCAAGCCATATAGACTACACGAAACATCCTTGGATAATCGATAATAAACACATATTTGAAAATTGAGGTGAAAGAGGTATGAAACTTAAAGCCTTAGGCTCTGGTTCATCCGGTAATTGCTACATACTGGAAAATGAAAGCGAAGCGTTAATTATTGAAGCAGGGTTGCCGTTTATGGAAGTTAAGAAAGCACTGGATTTCAATGTGCGAAAGATTAAAGCAGTAATCACAACCCACATACATTCAGACCATCATCAGTACTTCTTTCAGTATGTTAGAGCCGGTATTCCAGTGTGGGAGCCGTTCAAATTGATAGATGGAAATATCCTACAGTTTGGGAAAGAAAGCTTTAGCATACGAGCATTTGAAAACCGGGATAAGTCCGGCAGATGGCTACACAACAACGGAGACGGTTCAGAGTGCCCCTGCTACGGATTTTACATCACACACCCGGATATTGGCAGCTTGGTGTATGCAACAGACACGGAATACGTCAGATGGAGATTTAATGGTGTTAATCACATCATGGTGGAAGCCAACTATGATATGCAGTTTGTGAACCGAGAAGAGCCAAATTACGAACACAGATTAAGAGGTCATATGAGCTTACCAACGGCACTTGACTTTATTTCTACTAACGATAATCCGGCATTGCGAAATGTCGTTCTAATTCACTTATCAGATAAAAGCGGAGATCCCGCACTATTTAAACAAAAGACAGAAGAAACAGTTAAATATGGAGCAAATGTTTATATTGCAGAAAAAGGATTAGAGGTTGATATGAACCTTTGCCCGTTTTGATAGGTTGAAACACCAATGTGAAAGCATAAAAGAAACCAGTTTATGCGGTATCTGATGTTTTGGCAAGGAATTTAATATATCACAAAAAACTAAATTGAAAGCCATGAGATACCTTTGGCGGTTGCTGAAAGTGACCGCCAGAAAGGAGAATACGTGTTAATAATTGAGGATAAAGGACAGAAAGAGGGCTTGCATATCCTTAAGAATAGATATTTCAAAAGCCACGATATGGAAGTCTTGCGTGCACCATTGCCGGTTGGAGATTACATAATTGCCACAGACAAGGTGGCGGATGTTATCCATAGAAAATCAGCTAGAAAAATGGAACTTAAAAAGATGGATTTTCTTGGCACATATGATGTTTCCGTTGACACGAAAAAGGACATGCAGGAAATTGCTGGGAACATCTGTGGAAGAGCACATCCGAGATTCCGTGACGAGTGTATTTTGGCGCAGAACAACGGAATTAAGTTATATGTGCTTATTGAAAATACAGACAAGGTGTATTCCGTCAATGATGTATTTACATGGCATAATCCTCGAGTGGACCTGTATAACAATATTGCATATATGCACACACTTGGAAAATTGCTGAATGTATCGCTACCGAAAACAAAGCCGACATCTGGCAAGGTATTGGCAAAAGCTATGTTGACAATGCAACTTAAGTATGGCGTTGAGTTCGTATTTTGTCGCCCGGAAGATGCTGGGGCAAAGGTTATTGAATTGCTTGGAGGTAGTGAAAATGGCGGAGAATAAGCGGTATTACTGGCTTAAACTGATGGATGATTTCTTTGATAGCAAACGAATCAAAAAACTCCGAAAGATGGCTGGTGGCGATACATATACGATCATCTATCTTAAGATGCAGTTGTTGTCGTTGAAAAAAGGTGGCTATCTGGAATATTCCGGATTGGAAGATGAATTTTACAAAGAGATCGCCCTTGATATTGACGAGGACGAAATCAATGTTCAAGTAACGATTCAGTATCTTCTTTCCTGCGGATTGCTTGAAACATCAGATTCCATTGAGTACAAGTTGCCATTTGTGCAAGATAACCTAGGAAGTGAGACTGCAAGTACCAGAAGAAGTCGTAAATCTAGGGAAAATGCACAAAAAGCGTTGCAATGCAACAGTGGAGCAACGGAGTGCAACATTTTGCAACAAAATTGCAATGTAGAGATAGATATAGAGAAAGATATAGATACAGATATAGAGATAGAGAAAGAAAATACAAAAGAAAGCGTGCCTGCATCTGATTTGGACTTTGACGCGGAATGGGGATGGGAATACACGATCAATGCATATCCAAAGAAAACGTCGTTAACGTCTGCCAAGGTAGCATGGATGGACAAGCTTTTAGAAGTTATCGAGCCGAACAGGAAAGCCGTTGCAAAGCTGATATATGAGGCTACAGTGGCATATGTTACTGACTATATAGAGAAGAATCCGGATGATACGAATTATCGCTACATACCAAAATACGGAGACTGGCTGAAAGAGGATTGCGATTACTGGATTCGTCAAGTTGAGAAACGAAAGCGAGGTGAGAGCAGTTGACGGAAGCAGAAATTGGAGTGATCGGATGTGTATTGATTGACAATGATTCCATGTACAAGGTTTATAACAAATTGAAGCCGGAAATGTTCAGCTCTGAATTTTGCCAAGATGCTTTTGCTGAAATGCTTGCCATGTATGATCGTGGAGAAAACATTAATGTCGTTTCACTGTCTCAGTCACTTGAAAACCACAAATGGGAGCCGGAAATAATTGCAAGCGAATTGAAAGAATGCATATCTGTTACCCCAGTCTCAACGGCAATAAAAAGTTATGCGGATGCAGTCATTAAGGATTGGCGGGTAAGGGAAACAAAAAGCCTTTTCCAGAGAGTGAGCCTTAGACCATGTGATATTGATAATTCGATCGCGGAAGTTCTTACAAGGCTTGAAGAAATCCAAGTTAATCAGTTGAAGAAATCTAAGTTGATGAAGCAAATCGTATCAGAGAACAAAGATAAATACTTCAATGATGATGTTGGAGAGGACAGGGTAAAGACAGGATTTTACCATCTTGACGATTGCCTTGGCGGTCTTGAAGGCGGAGACATTACAGTTGTTGCTGCGAGACCGGGAGTTGGTAAGTCTGCTATTGTGGCACAAATAATCGAGAATATGGCAAGAAAAGGCTATAACACTTGTTACTACAACATGGAGATGAACAACAGTCAGATTTATGAAAGGTTTGTTTCAAGAATGTCAAAGATTGGTCTGACAAGAGTTCGCAGGGCAAAGGCTTTTCTTGGTGGAGAGAAAGAAGCCTTTGACAAGGCAAATGATGAGCTTGAAAAATATCCGATCACAATTGACGATCAGACAAATGTTATTGAGGAAATAAGAACGCAATGCAGGCATCAAAGATATGACGTGATCGTAGTTGACTATCTGCAATTGGTACGGTGTAACCGGAAGTTCAATAATCGTGCATCCGAAGTCGGGGAAGTTTCGAAGCAATTCAAAGCACTTGCGAGAGAGCTTCACGTTCCGATCATCCTATTGTCACAGCTTAACCGAGTATCGGAAATGAATGTAACGAAAGAGCCTACAATGTCCGAATTAAGAGAATCCGGAGATATTGAGCAGGATGCTTCCAATATTATTCTTATGTGGAATTTGGATGAAGACAGAAAATTTAAAGGCTTGAAAGTTGAAAAGAATCGACAGGGTACACCGTTTAGAGAAGTTGTTCAGTTTGAAGGTGATCGTATGGAATTTATCGAGCGAACCGAAACCATTGAACAGATTCAAGCACGGATGCGACAGAAAGACGGTTTCCGAGAAGTATGTGGCAGCACACCATTTGATTAAAAGGTGAATGATTATGGCAAGTAAGAAATTTGAAAAAGGTTCCGAAGAATGGCAGTTTTTTAATGACTATTATAAATTCCGGCAGCAGTTTTATGAAGCTGATAACGAAGATGAGTGGTTCCAAGGAATGATGGAAGCAGGGGAAATGCTAATTAAAAAATATGCACGGACAAATATATCAAAATATGTTCAAAGTCTTGTATTTAGCCATTTTGAGGATGTAGAGAGGAGATGGAAGAGCAAATGAGTAATGCACTGGCAAGAAAGAAAAAGCGGATGCAGCCACTTGGATATTCCAAGAGTGAACTGATCGGAATACAGAGACACGCCAAGGCACAAAGCAATGCGGATTATCTAATAGAGGAATCCTATTATAACGTCCGTATGATGGCATATCAGGCACTGCATGATAAGTTCGGATTCGGACACAAAAGAATCATAAAGGTTGAGCAGACTATTGATGCATATGTGGAGAATGCAAAGGATGGAACGACAGGCGAGGAACTTGGTTTTTATCTGAAAGATAAATGCAAGATTGACGTGCGAGAGGAAACTAATAAGATTCCGTATCGTGAGAGCTTTTATCTGGTAGAGAGAAAGATTGCACCGAACTGCATGATACAGGCAAATAAGTTTTTACTGGCACAGGTATTTAATTATTTTGCTATGTTGGGTGTCTGCCTTAAAACACAGTTTAAATTTTCGGGAAATCAGATCAGACAGGTTTATGAGAGAATCAGATATTTAATTAACTGCCTTGCTACCGGATATGAAACCATGACAGGGATCGCAAGTGTTTTGGAATGGGAATGTAAGTACATTGACAAGCGTTTTATCGGAAAGACGTATGAAATATAGGAGGAATGGTTGATGGACAAGTTAACTGTGGAACTGCAGGATGGATATTTTGTGGAGATTGATTCTCTGAATCACACCCTGAGACAGAGATATGCCGGACAGGATAAGGACGGCAATGAAAAAGAAAGCGTTCGAACAATCGGATATTTTGGAGACATGAAACAGTGCATTAAGGCTTTGTTAGATCGTTATCCGAGTGAGTTATCCGAAAAGGCGCAGATTTCCTTTAGTGAATACTTGGAACTGTTGGATAAGGCTTATACGAGGTCAGAACAGCTTGTGAACAGGATCGGAAAGGAGCAGGAAAATGCTGAATAGAGAAAAATATGCGGAAGAGATTTTAAATATTGCGTGTGATGGATGCAATATTGCGTTAATTAATGGGAAACTGGAAAAATGCAGGGGAGTCTGCGATAAATGCGATTTTTGCGATAATGACATTAGAAATGCTGGTCGTTGCAGAGAAAAAGCAAAAGAATGGGCGAACAGCCAGTATGTTGATTGGAGCGAAGTTCCAGTCGATACACCGATTTTGGTCAGAGATTCTGAACTTTTTGCGTGGAGCAAAGAACATTTTGCAAAATATGAAAACGGAATGGTGTACACTTGGGCGAACGGCGCAACGTCATGGAGCGGAGAAATTGTATCTAGTTGGATGTATGCCAAGCTGGCAGAAAGCGAAGAGGTAAACAGGATTTTGGCAGAGGAAGAAAAGACGGGTGGGTGGATTCCGGTAACGGAGAGACTGCCAGAGGATGATAAATATATCATGATTTCATTTAAAAATTTTACATTGCCGGACATTGGCAGATATGAAGCTGATAAGGACGGAAACGGTGCATTTTATCCGGGGGACGATGAGAAAAGTTATGTGGAATACGATTTGTTCGTGAATGCTTGGATGCCACTGCCGGAGCCGTACAGGGAAAGCGAGGAAAGTCATGATTGAGTGTATAAGAACTGCGGCACGGGATAGCAAAACGGAACGCATTAAAGTTTCTTGCCTAGATGTTATCGTCACAACGACAGGGAAAGCGCCGTATTACGAAATTAAGTACAAGGAAATCGGAGAGGACTATTATCATGTTGGCTACAGTTCCTATAAGCTAGAAAATGTTTTAGCTTGGAGAGATGAATGCTTTGAAATTATGACATCACCGCAGACCAATGCAGACCGGATCCGGAGCATGACGGATGAGGAACTTTTAGATTTCCTTTGCTCAATCGAAACATATGAGCAGGGTAGTGTAAAGACCATTGAGGGCGGCGTAGCAATGTGTTCTGTTACAGAGGTGGAACAATGGCTTAAGGCAGAAAGTGAGGGATAGCATGGAGAGATTAACAATACGTTCAAAAAACAGTGATATGGTTTGGTTTAAGGATGCAGAGAATGGTAATGCACACCTTGAACCATGTGAAATGACTGCACATCATAACAGAATGGCACTTGATAAGCTTGCCACTTATGAGGATGCCGAGGAACAGGGAAGAATGATTATTTTCCCATGCAACAAAGGAGACAAGCTCTACGAGTTTTATCGTGAATGTGTAGAGGACAGATTAGGAGCCGGGGAGACACCGGAAGACATCATTAATGTGAGAAAAGTGTATGGTTTTGAATATGAGGATGATGTGTTGTATATCCGAGCTTCTTATCATTCAAACCATTCAGAACTCTGGGGCGGATATGGTGAAGATACGCCAGAGTTTCCGGTAAGTGAGATAGGTAAAACTGTTTTTCTTACATACGAGGAAGCCGAAGCCAAGTTGAAAGAAATGGAGGAAAAGGATGCTTAATGAAATTTTCGATGTGATGAAATGCTTTCCGAAGAGTTATCTTACTCAATTTGGAGAACTTATTTTATCAGACAAAGGGAATGTATATTTTATAGCAAAAGACTGTAATACACAGAACGATATTATCTGTAAACTTTTAGAGTGGTGTTCCAGACCACTTGCAAAGGGAGAACCTTACCGCCAAGAGAAGAGAAATAAAGAATGGAGGGAATCACTTCTTTCTGGATACAATGAATATCTCGGAACACAATTCACGCAAGAGGATATGTACTGGATTTATGATAAACTCGGAAACGCAGTCAATCACGAATTGACGTTGAAATTTATTACAAGCGGATATGATTTGAAACTTGTATATCCGAAGAAAGGAGAAAGTCATGGAGAATAGATTTTTATCCCGTGGAAAGCGGAAAGATAATGGCGAATGGGTGGAAGGATATCTGATTGTAGACGAGAAGGACTACTCTAAATATTTTATCGGGTATGTGCTTGGGACTAATGAAGATGGTGCTCCTCACGATTTGGATGTCGTGCAGGTAGACCCATCCACAATTTGTCGATGCACCGGACTTAAGGATAAGAACGGCAAGCTGATCTGGGAGAATGACGTTTGTGATAGAAAAGAAGAATATCCGGAAATTGTAAAATATAATAAGGGCGATTGGACGCTTGATTATAGTTACTCAAAAGATAGAGAAAGCGGATATTGCTACTGTAATTTAGGATTTTACGTACTCGAACGAAAGTGTGTAGAAGTTATCGGCAACGTTTTTGATAATCCGGAACTGTTGGAGGTGTAGGAATGACGGAGAATGAAGCAATTGAAGAATTAAAATATGATTGTAACGAACTTGGAAAAGCGATTCCGTGTGATACATCATGGGGAAAATCATTTGAAAATGCTTATGCAATGGCAATCAATGCACTTGAAGAAATTGAACAGTACCGCACGATCGGAACAGTGGAAGAATGCCAGAAAGCGATGACTGTAAGAAGAGAGGTACAGGAGATCGTTGATCAACAGCTTATTGCTGGGGAAAACAGTTACAAAGAGATATATGCTTGCTTTTGGGAAATAGTAAAAGTAGTTCAGGCGAATTATTAGACAGGAGGGCAAACGATGAGACTGATTGACGCGGATGCGCTAAAGAAAGATTTAAAATCGGTTACTTTAAGCAATGGAACTTTAGTAAATACAAATGCAGTATTGTATTTACTAGAAGAATATCCGACGGCTTATGATGTAGACAAGGTTGTGGAACAGTTGGGAAAATTGAAGAAAGCAGAGCAGGACAGACCAGATGATTGCGACGAGGACGGATGCGGAGACGGCGAACAGATCTACGATGATGGGAGAAGCCAGGGAAGATTTGAAGCATTTGGCAAAGCAATCCAGATTGTGAAAGGCGGTGGAGTAAAGTGACAAGAGAAGATAAAGAAGCAATTTTAAATAGTTTTGACGAAACAATGATACAACCGGATGAAGCAATGAACCTCACAGAAATGAGAGCATATGTAAAAGGTTTTGAAGATGCTAGAAATGCAATGTTTGATGCGACTGACAAGTTTTATCGAAGTAATAAGACGGATTAGAACCGTAGAGAAGAGGTGCACTGATATGTCAAAAGCAGCATTAGTTATGGATATGCCGGAATCATGTGATATGTGTGATTTTGTAGATGATGAGCAACCGCCAAGATACGGAGAAAAAACATTGTATTGTGGAGTACCGGGAATGGGAGAGGACGTAACAGATTATATAGAATGTAGACCCGAATCTTGCCCGCTCCGGGAGTTGCCAGAGAAGATACCAGAGTTGAAATCTGGTTATGAAGATCTCGGCACATCAATACGTCGGGTGGGTTGGAATGCCTGCTTAGATGAGATTTTAAAGTAAATTGAAAGGAGTGAGAGGTTTTCCGTTAGATTGGATGATTTAAAAGCAATAAAACGATGAATTTGTTGCATAAAACGCAACATAAACAAATTCAAAGTGCACTATTGTAGATATGTGCACGGAATATCAGAAAGGAGCCGGAACCTATCCGGATAAAAGGCGCGCCGGGTTCCTTTTGAAGAAAATGATACATGGAGAATTGATAGTTGACAATTTTGCCGGTGGGGGCGGCGCTTCCACTGGTATAGAAATGGCAACCGGATACAGTGTTGATATTGCAATCAATCATGATCCAGAAGCAATTAAGATGCATAAGGCTAATCATCCGAACACGAAGCATTACTGTGAAAACGTCTGGGCAGTTGATCCAGTAAAGGCATGCAATGGGCATCCGGTTGGACTTGCCTGGTTCTCACCAGACTGTAAGCATTTCAGTAAAGCAAAAGGTGGAAAGCCAAAGGATAAAAATATCAGAGGTCTTGCATGGGTAGCTTGCAGGTGGGCGGGACTTGTCCGACCGAGAGTCATCATGCTTGAAAATGTGGAAGAGTTCAAAACATGGGGACCATTGAACAGAGGGCACCATCCGATCAAGGCAAAGCAGGGAAAAACATTTGAAAAATTTGTACAGCAGCTTAATGATCTGGGGTACACTGTAGAATTTAAAGAACTGATTGCTGCCGATTATGGCGCACCGACCATGCGAAAGAGATTCTTCCTGATTGCAAGGTGTGATGGCAAGCCGATTGTCTGGCCAGAGCCGACACACGCACCAGCAGACAGTGAAGCGGTAAAAGCAGGACTAGTGAAGCCTTATGTTGGAGCATACACGCAGTTGGATTTTTCATTGCCCTGTCCAAGTATCTTCGATACTTCGGAAGAAATCAAGGAGAAATACGGCATCCGGGCAGTAAGACCACTGGCACAAAATACGATGGACAGGATAGCCAGAGGATTTATAAAATTCGTTTTGAATAATCCAAAGCCTTTTATCATTCAGTGTAATCATGGCGGTGAGCGTAGACCGAATGATATCAGAGAGCCGATGCCTACCATAACCGGAAAGCACGGGTACGGGATTGTGGAGCCGTATATGGTGCAGATCGGGCAGACAGGGTTCACAAAGGACCGGAGTAAGGATGTGAGGGAGCCGCTCACAACGATTGTAAGCAAAAATGAGCATTGTCTGATTGAACCAACGCTTGCACCATACATGGGAAAGAATACGACAAATCATCCGGGCGGAAATTGCAAAGATCCGATACACACAATTACAACTGGCAATCAGCAATGTCTTATTAGTCCTACGTTGATTCAGTACCATTCAGAAACTTCAAAAGATGGAGTAAGAGGGCAGACTATAAAAGATCCGATCATGACAGTTGACAGCTCAAATAGATATGGGCTGGTCGCATCGTTTCTGCATAAGTACTATGACGGAGGATATAAAGGTGCTGGGGAAACAGTAGAAAATCCGCTTCCGACAGTGACCGCATGGGATCATAACAGCGTTGTTACTGCGAATCTGATTCAGATGAACAATCATTGTGACGGAAAAGATATCAGACAGCCATTACCAACGATCACGGCTGGTGACGGACACTTTGGAGAGGTCAGAGCGTTTCTGATTAAATACTATGGACAGGGAACAGGGCAGGATATCAAAGATCCGCTTGATACAGTCACAGCACAGGATCGCTTTGGACTTGTGACCATCAACGGCACTGATTACCAGATTGTGGATATCGGACTGCGGATGCTGGAGCCAAGGGAGTTATATGGATGTCAGGGATTTCCGGACGATTACATAATCGACCATGATTACACCGGCAAGACATATCCGAGAAGCGAACAGGTGCGAAGATGCGGCAATGCAGTATGTCCGCCAATACCTGCAGCACTGGTCAGAGCAAATTTGCCAGAATTGTGTGTTGCAGAGCGGATGCCGAATATGCAGATAGAAGCAGAGCAGACCGGACAGCTCCGGTTTGCGTAAACCTTAAATTTTGTGGAGGTGCTGCCATGATACAGACAGCAGAAGATGAGGAAAAACAATGAATGAAATGAAAATCAGAATATCATTATACTTTGAAATTAAGGATTCAGAAATGTTTGGCGGAGAGGGTTCCGTTGGATATGCAGAACGGAACATGGATTTCACAGTCACAGAAAAAAAACCAAGGATTTTTAAAGAAAGTGCATACGACTATGTGAAAAGAGCCATTGCAAACATGGCGAAAAGTTTAGGCGTGAGTGAGGAATGCATCAGGACCATCAGCAAAGAGGAATATGAGGAAAATACGGAGTACTAATGCAGTGCGAAAGAAACTTATAACAGCCATCATAACAGCAACACTTCTGATTGCCGGATGCAGTGATACAGCAAATGTCAGTGCGGGACAGGAAAACACAATGGTACTGGTGGGAAGTGGACAAGAATATCTTATTTATGCAGATAGTGACACAGGAGTGATGTATTTATATATCACAATAAGCACGGGCGGTGGTCTTACCGTTATGCTCAATGCTGATGGTACACCGAAGATCTGGCAGGGAGAAGAATAGAGTAATCAAGTTTTAAAGGGGGAATGTGTGTGGATGAAAAAGAAGTATACGAGATCTGCATGGGTGTGGACAGCATCATAGCTGACAAGCTGACAGAATCAATCGTTGTTGGTACCAGTTATGACATGCTGGAAGCACACTACGGTATTCTCCCAATCAGCAGGCGGAGTTTTTACAGGAGAAAAGGCACAGCGCAGAGACTTATGCGGCAGAGAATGGCGCATTTGGTGGAAGAAAAGAACGGGCAGTTGAGGATGGTGTGGTAATATAACAGATTTTTTATGCTTGTAGTTGACGACTATAAAGGAGTGTGGTAAATTATGTAAAAAGGAGGTATG